GGAGAGACCCGATCCAAAAATATACTACCCATACTATTGAAACATCCATACATCATAGGGGGGGTAACATCCACTACTAAAAAATGTTGTATAAAATAACACAAAAGTATTGACAGAATGAATAAAGTGTGCTATAGTTATATCATGGGCAAGAAAAAAGGCAAGAAGTTTAGTAAGCGCGAGGTCTTGGCAACCAGAGAGGATGGAACTCCGGTTCAGCCAAACCAATGGACAGCTTCAAAACAACAGCTTGACTGGCTACGCTACTACATGGACCCCAATGAAGAAGAGACCTATGCTAACTCTTACCAGGCAGCGATTAAGGCCGGGTATAGTGAAAGTTATGCTCGGAATATTATGAGCAATTCCCTGGCCCTACAATGGGTTAAGAGTGCTAAGGCAATTATGCGAACAATGAATGTTGAGCATATTAGGTCTATCTTAGAGGACATCGCTTTGTCTAAATATGAAAAGGCAAGTGATAGAATAGCAGCAGCCAAGTTGTTGGGTACAGACCAGGGTATGTTTGTGCAAAAGCAGGTCACAGCTCATGTGGGGCTGGAACAGGCATTACAAGAATTAGAATAATAAAAGAGAGGGTGATATGGAACAGGTTTTACAAGAGGCTGATGTACAAAAGGTTGCCTCATCGCTGATTCGTAAATATGATTGGTACACGGAGCAATACGGCTACGGAGTTCACTTAGTTGTGACCGATGGAGATAAAAAGGCCGGTGTTGTTGTCACAGCTGATGAGGATATTGAGACCGAGATTGGTCGCCTTATTCAGGCCGTTGATGAGCATTGCTATGGTGAGCTAGATGGCTGATATGTTTGAAGAACGACTAGAAGCTGCATTAGAATTGACCAGACCTATTCATCATATACCAACACAACTTGGTATTGGTGAGTTTAAGCGGCTGGTTAATGAACGCTTCGCGGGGAATAGTAAGAGCTTCCGCAACAGGCTTATCAAGGCTTATAAGAAGCGTGCCTGGATGGAGTTTGAGAGTGTGTCTCGTGGCCGTGGCGCCGCTCCTGTGCGTCCAGCGTACGGGAAGAAGCTAGCAATTGATTTCTCACCGTTAGAGGTGCATGAGGTCAATGTTGTAAATAAAACAATGAAGAGTGAGGAATGATATGTATAACCAGAATAAACGACAGATTTATTTGTGGCCAGAGAATAAGGAATTCTACGATGGCCTCAAGAACAAGTCAAAATTGATTAACTTGTTACTGCGTAAATATAAAGAGGAAAACGAAGTCGATGGAGAACCTACAGCTTAATAAGGAACAGCTGGATAAAATTCTTGAGATTCGTAAAGACTTCTATAGATATTGTAAAAACAACCTGAAGATTAAAGATAAGCATTCTCGGATTATTCCATTTGTGCCGAATACACCCCAGAGGGTGCTTATCGACTATGTATTGCTTTGTATCAAGGAGAAGCGGCCAGTTAAGGCTATTATCCTAAAAGCCCGTCAGATGGGCTTAAGCACGGCCGTAGAGGCTATTATTTATTGGTGGACATCAACAAACAAGAACATCAACTCAGTGATTATTGGACACGAAGAGAGCTCTTCCAAGAACCTGTACATGATGTTCCGCAGGTATTATGATAACACCAATCCGCTATTTAAGCCGTCGGTTAGATACAATACCCGAACAGACTTGTCATTTGAGCGATTTGACGACACCGGCAAACAGGTCGGTCTGGGCAGCTCTATCAAGACTGCCACAGCCGGGAACAAGGCTGCAGGACGTTCAGACACCATTAACCTGCTTCATGCCTGTATGCATCCCGATAGTCCTATTATATTGGCGGACGGTAGTTCAACAACAGCTGGCAATGTTAAGGTTGGCGATTTAGTCTTTACGAGTTCTGGTGCGGCTGCTCTAGTCAAGAGGAAGTTTTATCCAGGTGTAAAGGATACAATAGCAGTCAGGGTGTGGGGTAGTAATGAGCCTGTCTATTTAACAGCAGAGCATAAAGTTCTGACTGTCGATGGATATAAGTGCGTCAGTGACCTAACAACGAATGATTGGGTGCGTAAACCGGACTACCGCTTTGAGGAGCTGTACTCTATAGATTACTCTTACGAGACCCCTAAGAGATCACAGAATGGTGGCACCAGCGTTTCTATCACCAGGACAATTGATTTGGATTACGACTTTGGCTATCTCGCTGGTTATTACTTGGCTGAGGGGCATGTCAAGAAGTCGGGTAAATACCTAAACCAGCTGACTTTTGCATATCATAAAGACGAGCATTATATTGAGAATATCAGGTCATTCTTTGCTAGTACCCGTGATGAGTTCTCTGGCAACCGCGGTATGACGCATTGTTACGATACTTATATGGCGCATCTAATGAACGATCTGTATGGTCGGACAGAAAACAAGCACATACCTCTATTCGGCAATAAGGAATACTTCGAGGGGCTGCTTCAGGGTTATCTTGACGGTGACGGGAGCAAGACGCAGCACGATAGGGTGTCTGCGACATCTGTACATGAAAGGATAGCAAGGAATATTAACCGCATTGGTGATATGCTTGGTCGTCATGGCGGTTTGAGTACTCGCGAGGCTGGTCAGTATTATGGGCGCAATTGTAAAAAGACCTACATTAACAGCTTTAATGATGGTGTACTAAAACCACATATACGCAAGTATAAGTGGGTCGACGGCGCCTTGTATGTGAGAATTAAGTCTCTCACACCATACGAGCCTGCTGATGTCATAGACATAGAAGTAGATCATCCTGATCACAATTTCGAAACACCGATTGGGGTTATATCGAATTCAGAGTTGGGGGAATGGGAGAATGGTGAGGATCTTGTTGCATCTCTGCTTGAGACCGTTCCTGATGAAGAAGTTATGGACAAGCCGTCTATGATGTTTCTGGAAAGCACAGCAAAGGGTAGAGGTAATTACTTTCACAAAGAGTTTGTTGCTGCTGTCAAGGGCCTCAACAACTTTGAACCATTCTTTTTCCCTTGGTGGATACTAGACACCTATGAGCGTGACTTTGATGTCCCGCTGGGAAAAACGACAGAGTATGAGGATTTCCTTATTGATCTTATGAAGAAAGGGCACACCGTTGCAGGCCAGACGATTCATGTTGACCCTGCGCACATCCCGGCGAAGATTCATTTCTATCGACGCAAGGCTAAGAACTTTGAATCAACGCCAGAGCGTCTACCTCAGGAGTATCCAAGCACCTGGCAAGAGGCATTTATCGCCTCGGGTAAGAACGTCTTTAACACATTGTCCTTACAGGAGATGGAGAAAGATGCTCAGCCGGTTGAGGAGACAGAATATTACAAGCTAATCCCAGGAGAGCTACATGAGCAATACACACTGGAAAGAGTTCCTTTCGAACCAAACGAAAAACCAGAAGATTTTACATACAAAGCTCCGCTCAAAATATGGGTCCACCCAAAGCCTGGACATGAGTATGTCATCGGCGGGGACGTCGCAGAGGGTCTCAAAAGAGGCGACTATTCTGTGGCAGAGGTGGTTGACATCTCCACAATGCAAACGGTTGCAAGGTGGCGGGGACACATCGATCCGGACAAGTTCGGAGAAATCGTTGGCGCACTCGGAGCCTATTACAACTATGCCTTAGTGGGTGTCGAGGTTAACAACCATGGTCTCACAACGATCCAGAAGCTAAGGGACACTTTTTACACCAATCTCTATAAACGAGATAGGGGGTATGATGAGGACTTTGAGGAGCCAACATCTAACCTTGGTTGGAAGACAGATGTCCGCACTAAGAGGATTATGATTGACGACCTTATCAAGATTGTTCGTGAGAGGATAAACAAGGACCTTGATACAGTGTTTATCAATGAGGCATTTGCGTTTGTCCGGGATGACCGGGGGCGCATGAACGCAGAAGAGGGTGAGCATGATGACACAGTGATGGCTAAGGCTATCGCATTTCAGTTATTCCCATGGGGGGACAATGATATACATGGGCTTAACGTTGTGAAGAAAACTAAAAAGAGTAAAGTGATAAATAAATGAGCAAACAAAATAAAAACAGCACACCGAAACTCACACCTGCAGACCAGGCTAAAAAAGACGAGAATGTTCTTGCTGAGGTTATGAAAGACTTCGGCAAGGCACGTGCCTATATCTCAAATAGATATGAGGGTGTTTGGTCTGAGTGCTTCAAGGCCTACAACAGTATCAGGACAAGGCAGGGTTATGTCGGTGTGGCTAATGAGTTCGTACCAGAAACCTTTGCTATTGTGGAGAGTTTGAAAGCCGCCATCGCGGGTACAAAACCTAAGTTCAAATATCTACCATTAACTGAAGAGCAAGAGCAGGATACCACCACACTTAACGCCTTAGTTGACTTTTACTGGTCCTGCAATAATATGACCGAGAAGATGCTGAACTGGGTCGGTGATATGATTGTTTACGGTAACGGTATATTCATGGTTAGTTGGAAAGATGGTAAACCGTTAATTCAAAATATCCCATTATCAGACTTCTTTGTTGATCCAGCAGCAACTCACATGAATCGACCAGAAGAGCCAGGATATCCACGCTACGCAGGTTACCGCTTCCTTACTAGCCTTAAACAGCTTAAAGAGGAAAAAGAGGTTGACCCAACCACTGGTAAGGTCAGGGGCAAATATAAGAACTTAGACGCCGTTTCTGCTGGTTCCCAAGATGACAAAACAGATAAAGACCGCAAGGAATTGTTTATTGGTTCAACGTTTGGTAGGGATGCGATATCTGAGCAGGTTGAGGTTATTACCTACTATACACAATATCGCAAAGTTATGATTGCCAACCGCGGCACAGTTATCTATGATGGCGAGAATCCATATCATAAGGCGGAGCAGACTATCGACACCGAGGTGGAGATTGATGGACAGGTAATCAAGGGCAAACACAAGGTGCCAGAGATAAAGGGATTCTTGCCGTTCGCTATTTTGCGTAACTATGTCGATTCCAGCTTGTTCTTTGCACGTGGTGATGTTGAGGTTATCCTACCGACGCAGGAGGCTCTTAACGACACTGCAAGTCAGAAACGAGACAATGTTGCCTATGTATTAAATAATATGTGGCAGATTGACCCTCGGTTCAAACATATGGCAGAGCAGATTGAATCAAGTCCGGGTGCTGTGTTCCCAATTCCAAAAGGTGCATTGTCGCCTATTGAAAAGAATGACATCAGTCCATCGGCAGATGGTGAGATCGAACGCCTACGTCAGCAAATGCGCAATGCAACTGGTGCTGATGCAGCCGTGCAGGGTGTTGCCCAGAAGTTTAGCCGCACAACCGCCACAGAGGTTCAGGCTCAGTTGCAGCAGGCCTCTATGCGCTTTACAACAAAGGTTCAGAACTTAGAGGACGAGGGCTTTGCACAGCTAGCTCGTATTATCTACAAGATGATTCAGATCTTTGTTGATACACAGACCGCTGTACGTATCGTTGGTAAAAAGGGTGTGGAATGGCAGACATATAACCCAGGGACATACCAGGGCGAATATGAGCCACGTGTTGTCCTAGAGGCTACTATGGACGCAGAAACTGCCGCCTTGTCACAGGCTATGCAGGTCGCCGCACAGTTCAGCCTGGGTAATCCACTCGTTAACCAGGAAGCATTCTTGCGTCAGCAATATAAAGTTCTGTTTGGTAAGTTCCTATCTGATGATGATATTGAAGAGATGCTTACGGCTCCGCAGCCTGTTATGGGACCAGATGGCCAACCTGTTGACCCGTCATTAACACAAGCTGACACCGTGATGACGCCTGGTGCTATGGCACTGATGTCTGGTGATGGTGGGGGGTCCCCATCAGGACAGTTATCACCTGCTCGTCTACGACAGCAGAGTGGCACACAGGGCGGTGGCGGAGCAGACACATCGCAAAACAACATAAGGCGGATACGGGCTGACCAACCTAGCACAACGCTACATGCCAGTTCACGGCCGAGATAAGGAGTAAAAATGGCTGATAAAGTTTTATCAGAACATGAACAAATTCGTAACGAATGGCAGGGGTTTTCTAAGACCCTTGCCTATCAAAGGTTCATAGAATTCATCGAATTGCAAAAGGAAGTGTACTCTGTGATGGCCTCAGGGCCAATTGAGGTATATCGTCATGTACCTACATTTAACGGTAAGGAAGACTTGCAATTAGATTTTGAACCAGAAAAGTACGCTTACCTATTGCAAAGAAGCGTCGGATGTGATATAGTAAAAACGTACGTTGAGGATTTTACAACACCCAACGTTGCACAATCACAGAAATAATAGATTACTAAACCAAAGGAGTATCCTAGATGAATAATTCCCCTACCGAGGGCATTGACCAATCGCCAGCCTCTAATGAGCCTACTGGACAAACGACTGAACAACTACAATCGGCGGAACAATCGAATCAGGATGCTAACTCTCGTGAGCAATCGCAAGGGTCAGTATCAGAAGACACCGCCCAGCAAAACACTGAAACACAAAAACAAACATATGAACAGGGCGGCACTACTCAAGCTGATGACGGTCTTGCTAAATTCGCTAAAGCTCAGGGCTTTGACCTTGAAACTGCTAGCGATGACGTCAAGCGTGCCCTGAAACTCGCCCACGACAACCAGAGGGCATATCGTAATGCTACATCCAATAAAAGTATCTCTGAAGCAACAGAGGATCTGGGCGACGGAAGCTTAAAAGCAGAAGTCGAGAATCTTAAATACGAAAACCGTGTCAATCAATTCTGGCGGGGTGAAAATCGTGATAGATCCCTAGAGCCTGTGATGGTTGAGATACTTAACGAGAAAGTCGCAGAGCTTACACCACAGTTTGGAGAAGAACAAGCTAGAATGTATGCCAAGACCCTCTCACGTGATTTAGGTACGCTATACGACATGGCCCGTCTACGGTCTGGTGCGAATACCAACACAAGCGTTGACGTTGAAGCAATTCGCCGAGAGGAGCGGGAATCTATTAACAAGCAGCTGCAAGGCGGGGTTCCACAATCCCACGCTGTGCAGGGTGGCCAACCTAAGAAGCCACAGATTACTGCTGAGTGGCTCACGAATGTGTACAATCCGCGAGACCCAGAGCATATCAAGCTTCTTCAAGAGGCCGGCTTACGCTAGTGATAAACTAATAAATAATATAAAAAGAAAGAAATAAACAAAATGGCTGCAAACCAAATTCAACCTACCGTCGGCACTGGTGCTGTTGGTAGTACCACTGATGTCGGTTTCTCTGAGCGACTTGTCCCCGAGTTGTGGAGTCGCGAGATTGCTGACAACCGTCTTGACAACTTAGTGCTGTGGCAACTGATTGATTCTCGCTATAGTGGCGAAATCTCAAGCAAAGGTGACACATTGCACATCCCATTCATCGGCGAAGTTGACGCAGATTATACTACCAACTACACCGTCGGTACTGACGTAAAAATTGACAACCTTGATGTAACAACTGTTGACTTGCTCATCGATCGCTACATCCGTCACGGTGTCGGTATCCAAGACGCCCTGAAAGCACAGAGTGCGTATGAGATGCGTTCACCTGTTCAGGCTCGACTAAGTCGCTGGCTTGACCGTGCTAAGGATGCTGAGGTGTTCAAGAAAGCCGTTGCTGGATTTACGAACACTCCGATTGATTCAGGTGCTGCATTGACCTTTGAAAAGATTGTTGATGCTGCTGCTGTTCTTGACATGAAGAACGTGCCAGAGGACGACCGCTTCATCGTTGTTAACGGTATTGGTCGTGCTGACCTGCGCAAGATTCCACAGTTTACCGCTTACAAAGAAGTTGGTGAAAGTGGTCTTGTCAAGAGCAAGAATGGATTCGTTGGTGAGATTTACGGTATGCCTGTTTACGTGACTAATACTATCGGAAAAGATAGTGGTGCTAAACCTGCTTACCAATTCCTGATGTTCCACCGCTCTGCGATCATCGGTGCAACCCAGAGTGTTCCAATGATTGAGTTCGGTCGTGACTACAAAAAGGGCCAAGATGACGTTGTTGCCTCAGAGCTATTCGGCGTTAAGGTCCTCCGCCCTGACCACGGTGTTGTTATTAAACGAACTGCCTAGTTTGGGTGGTTAAAATAGACGGCCTCCTCTCTAAGTAAAAGGGAGGGGGCTTTTATTGTAAGGAGGACAGATGGACTTATTAAAGCCAGCCGCAGTAGAGAGCGGCGAATTCGACTATCTCGCCGGCACCATGCTAGCATACAATGATGAAGTTCTGTTCTCGCTGGAGGATGGTGACACATTGCTAAGGTCGGAGCGTGAGATAGAAGACACTGTATTTATGAAACAAGTTATTATAGAAACTGGAGTATTATGGCAGGTATAAAATCAAGACCAATTAGCAGTTTGCCACCAAAAGATTCGTTAACATCCGAGGCAAGACTCCCGATCATAGACAAGGACGACGCCGGGCATCTCGATAATTATTCAATGGCTGTCGCAACACTGGCCACATTAGCAAGAGGGCCGAAGGGTGACCCGGGAGAACGGGGAATCGATGGTCGTCAGGGCGCACCTGGTAAGCAAGGAAATCCTGGCCCAGCAGGACCTGCAGGTAAAGACGGTGTTAGTGTTCCACGTGGAGGTGTCACAGGACAACAATTAGTTAAGAACTCAAATGCAGACTATGACTTTTCGTGGAAGACCCCAGCTGGTGCTGGTGATATGATCAAGTCTGTGTATGACCCCAGTACTAAGGCTAAAGAGGTTGCGTTCAAGGACGAGACTACTTTATCACTTAACCAGAAGGCCGACAAAGCGACCACATACACAAAGTCAGAGACATACTCGAAGGGCGAGGTTGACGCCAAGCTCAAGAATGTACCTAGCTCAGCACCGTCGGATGCAACGTCCACTACCAAGGGCATTATCAGGCTATCTGGTGATCTGGGCGGCAGTGCCGATACACCAACGGTTCCTGGACTCGCCAATAAAGAACCTCGAATAACAACTGGCAATACTACACAATATTGGCGAGGGGATAAGACATGGCAAGCACTTAATAAGGTCGCCGTTGGTCTGCCCAATGTTGATAACACAAGTGACGTAAACAAGCCGGTTTCAGGCCCACAGCGCACAGCACTAAATGCAAAAGAGGACGCTGCCAATAAGAGCATCAACGATAAGCTTGGTCACGATGACTTACTGTTTCCGACACAACGTGCCGTTAAGAGATATGTCGATATATTCTCACCGATGCACAATATCGCAACTGCATACGCATTCACCGACCATGCGTTGGCCTCCAGTGATTGGGTCCAGCTGCCAACACCACTAAGCGTAACTGCAACTATAGGCGACTCTGGCATGTGTTTAGTTATTCTGCAGTCCGGTCAATATAATAACGCTTACCCGTCGATGACAGGCTTCGCTATCACGGGGAATTCGAATGTACCCGCGTCAGACGCAAACGCCATCGACTCACGTCAGATTAACTTCGCAACCACGTCAATGGGAATATTCCCGGTTACACAGCTTAGTCCCGGCAGAAATGTGTTTACAGTTATGCACAAGTCTATTGGCGGACGTGCAAATTTCTTTAATAGGAGGATAACAGTGATACCACTGTAGGTTAGGACATGGCATATAATTTAGCAGGAATAAGAAAGCGTGTTCTGGTTGATAAGCTCGATGATGATGAGTTTGAACCGGAGGTGGTTGATAACTTTATCAACGACACACTGCGCAACATATATAACCAGTTTGAACTGCCGTTTCAGGAGAAGATATTTCAGGGAACTATCCCGGCCGGCGCTTCGATGTTTCAACTGCCGGATGATTTGGCACTGATGCAATCACAGACACTAGCCGGTGTCCCCGGCTTTAGCAAGCTGCAGGTCCGGTGGCGTGAGTTCATCCAGCGGAATCCCGATGTGGCGAATGCACCAGCATCCGCTCCGGGTATGTGGGCATTGTACTCAAACAACATTCTGCTGTCTGCACCAACCGACAAAGAATATACAATGACGATGTACTACATCAAGAAGCCGAAGCGGCTAGAGCAGGACACCGATGTACCTGAGCTTCCAGAGGAATTCGAGGAGTTGCTAGTTTTGGGTGCCTACAAGCGCATTCTTGACCGAAATGAGGACTTTGACCTTGGCAATGCTGTTGAGACTCAATACCAGAACATCTTATCTCAATTGGTCAATAGATATGGCTACCGTGAGGCGGACGGCCCGATTATAATGAAGAATAGACAAATAAGGATATAACTAAATGGCAAGAAAAGAACTAATGTCATCCGTGCTTGACCTGCGTGGGCTTGATATGGTCACACCGGTTGACCTTATCAGCAATGGACATACACCATACTCCAAGAACTTCCGCCTGTATGCACAACAGAGTGACGACCGACGGGTGGCGGTTAGTTCGCGTAAGGGGCCGGGGTATTACACCAAGCAACTACGAGAAACACTGCTAGATGGTCTCTCTGACTCCACAGGAGCTTCTCTCGTGGACGTTGGTGCAATTCTGGGTGTTCATGCCATTCAGTTCACAGCGTCGCGTACAGAGCGTCTCACGGCCGTTGAGCTTAATGTTTCAAATGAGGGTGGTGCTACAGGGCCGCTCATGGTTAGTATATATACTGACGACAAAGGCAAGCCGGGTCGGCTACTAGCAGAGTCTTCGATACAGGGTGGCGACATCGGCAAAACACCTAAGTATTTACCAGCACGATTTATACAAGCTCCAGCACTAAACACTGGCACTAAATACTGGGTTGTAATCAATATACAGGACGACGGCAAGGGATTCTATAAGCTGTCGGCAACAACCACTGGGAGTGGGGCGTATAAAACAGACTCAGCGTTGTCACAATTACAACATCAGCCATATTCACTTAACTATAAAATCTACTCAGCGCCTGGCGAAACGGACAAGGGCGCTTACCGGTTTGCTCGAGACAACGGGCAGAACACAACACTGGTGGCAGTCGCGTATACACATCTGACGCTGCCGACGATACTCCTGGTGTAG